CTATTTTGTTAGATTTTCAAATTTTCCAGACACTACTTCTACTAAATCATTAGGATTTAATTTTATTTGATGCCCTATCTTTCCTGCACTTACTATCATAAAATCTAAGTTTTTAGCACTCTCATGTATAAATGTTCTGTAATCACGTTTTAAACCGATAGGGGAACATCCACCACGAATATATCCTGTATGCTTTAGTATATCTTTAACTGGTATCATCTCAACCTTCTTTTCTCCAGCTATCTTAGCAGCACTCTTTAAGTCTAACTCTTCTGCTACTGGTATAACAAAAACATATAACTCTTTGCTTGTTCCTTGAGCTACTAATGTTTTAAATACATTCTTTTCATCTACTCCAATTTTATGAGCTACTGAAATTCCATCTATCTTTCCATCTTCACTCTCATAACTAAGCATTTCATAATTTATTTTCTTTGAATCTAGTATTCTCATTGCATTTGTCTTAAGCTTCTTATCTTTTGCCATAATTTTCACCTCTTAAATTAAATCATTTATAATTATACAATAAAACACTTTAAATATATAATCTAATCATTATAAAATTAAAAGCATAGTTAAAAACTATGCTTTTAATTTTATATACGTTCTTATACCATTATTTTATTCTTCAGTAAAATATATTTCCCCGTCATTTTCATATCCTGTTGTTGCTATCACTTGATTATTTTTATCTAATATTGTAATGTCATATAAGTTAGATACTGGTTCTATTTTGTCTTTTATCTCTTTTGCAAATTCTTCTACTTCCTTTTTATTTGCTTTATCTTTAGTTTCATTAAATATTACTTGAACTGATACTATTGGTTTCTTAGTTTTATTTTGAGTTAATATGTCTATATCATTTATATATAACCCATTTAAAGCATCCATTACTTTTTCTTTATAAGAATCCTTTTCACTTTGGCTTAACATAGAATCTTCACTTTGATTTATTATGTTTTGATTATTACTCTTTTCTTCATCTCCACACCCACAAAATAAAGTTCCTATCACTAATATACTTAATAAAATTGCTATTATCTTTTTCATAATTACCTCCTAATACTTTACATTTCTTTTAACATTATATAACATTATTGTAAATAAAAAAAGCTAGGTAGGAATTAACCCACCTAGCATATTATTAATCTTTAATTATATATTCTTTTGTAAACCATGCTGTCTTATACCCACTACCTGCATAGTATGTTGCTAAAACATAATCTCCTTCTACTCTATGCACATATAATCTTTCATTATTTTTTACATATCCCATTCTCTCCGAGTTAGCTGATGGCTCATATCTAGCATCAAGCTCTGTAACTATATTAAATGATCTAGCATTAGTATCTATCTTTAAGTAATCCTCATTTGCATTAACCCAAACCTTTGAGCTTTCACATCCTAATGAATCTTTCCAATACTTAACTGGTAAGTAATCCTCTTTGTCACAAATCTCTGCTAATACTTGTATTCTTTCACCTGCATATATTTCTCCTAAGTCTGTGTAATCATCACTCGGATTACTTCTTGGGTCTAATGCTACCTTTGCTCTTGCATTAGTAGGAAATGTTTTATTTTCAGTTGCTTTTAAACTTTCTCCATTAATAAAAATTTCTTCTGTAAATTCATCTAAATCTAAACTTCCATTTACATTTGAAGTTCCTTTATCTGAATATTGGAATCCTGCCCATTTATTCCATATAGGATTATCTCCTGGTTTATTTACTCCATAATGAGCTACCCATAATGAATACTTTCCTAGTCTGCTATCTAATACACTCCTAGCATAGTTTGTATTACAATAAATACAAACCTCAGCTCCTATTAATCTTTCTAATTCTTCTGCTAATTGAAGAACACTATTATTTAATTCTCCATAACTTAATCCATCAGTTTGCTCTACATCTATTGCAATCTTACAATCAATATGTTTATTGCCTAATGTTCTAACTATGTTCTTAGCCTGTTCTATAGCACTTGAAGTACCTCTCCAGTAATGATAAACGCCTACTTTCATTCCTGCTGCTATTGCTTTATTATAATTTTCTTCAAAGCATGGGTCTACATATCCTCTTCCCTCTGTAATTTTAATATAACAAACTTCATAGCCTCTTTCTTTTAATTGATTTAAGTTAATACCTTTTTGCCAGTTGCTTATGTCTATTCCTTTAAAATTACTATCACTTCTACTTTGCATACTAATTCCTTCTTTCTTAAAATTGTTTATATAAATAAAAGAGCATAAACTATTGTCTATGCTCTATATTTTCTCTAACACTATCTTTCTTTTTTCCATCTCTTAATTGAATCAATGCATCTTTAACCTTCTCTGGAATTGGAACTCCGAGTGATGCTGCATTCTCTAATAAACTTATTCCTTCATTCGCTATATAGAAGTAACAAGCTACTGTTCTAAATACCCAGTTGCCTGTATTTAAAAGTCTATCTAACATTACTGCAACAATTAAAACTATAAATATTATAGCCTTCCTAGCTATTCCTTTTAGTCCAACACTACTACTTAGCTCCTTGTTTAAATAACCTCTTGTAAGCCCTGTTATATAGTCTAGTACCATAAATACTATTAAAACAACTAAAGGAGTGTCCCATGCTCCAAATAACCATGTAAATCCAGTTCCTAATGCCACTACTATTAATTTTAAATAATCAAATATTTTTTCCATATAATCATCCTCTCTAAAATTAAACAAGCAATAATAACAACTATTTTAAATTGTTATCATTGCTTGTTTTATCTTCTTTATTTTCAATTGTTTTATTTTTATCTTCTAATACTTTTATTCTTTCTTCTAATTTCTTAAATTCTTCTAGTAAAGTTAAATTATTTTCTTTAACTTTTTCTTTTAATGTAGTTATATCACCTTCATTTTTATTAACTCCTTCTAATAAATCTCTATTACTTTTATTTAAGTTATCTATAGCTTCTTTATTTGCTTTTATATTTTCTAAACTTATTCCTACTGATTTATTTAAAAATTCTACTGTTGCTTTATTACTTGTAGTAAGCTTTTCTACTTCATCAATAGTTTGTTTTAAATCTCTAAAGTTAACCTCTTCTAAATTGCTTACTCTATCAATAGCTTTATTAGCTAACTCTGTAGCATTTTTATTATTTTCTGCCATACTATCTACTTTGCTATTAATATTACTAATATCTTTACTTAAGGTTTGCTTTAAATCTCCAAGCTCTATTTCTATATATTCTTTATTGATACAATCCCATCTATATTTTACTACTTTTCTTTTTATATCAATATTCATTTCCTTATGTATAACAGTTACTATATCACCTAATTTTACTTTTTCTAATGCCTTAAAATCTTTATACTCTTCTGTACTACTTAAATCTAAAAAATTAATTCTATAGTTAGTTTTAGGTAAATCTATATGATCTTTACTAAATAATTCTTCTGCTTTTATCTTTAATTTCCTTTTAACTTCATCAATAGTTATACCTTTCTCGGTATCTTCTTTTAAATCTGAAAAATGATATTCTTTTACTATTGGATTTATATAATCATTTATTAATGGACTATCTACATATATTTCGTCAATCATAATACTTACATCTTTAGAACTTAATCCAGTTGGAATAACTCTAGTAACCACTTCACTATTATCATCATCTTTTTCTAATCCTAAAAGATTTTTCTTATATTCAATAATTACATGATTATCTTTACCAATGCTATCATTAGCAATTATTTTAAATTTATCTCTTAGAATCTCTGCATTATACATATTTACAATACTATTCTCTTCTGTTAATATTGCTTCTACTGGATTTTTTCTTATATAATAAGCATTACTTCTTTCTATTATGTTTGATGAACAAGTGAAATTATGTTTATAAAGTGTACTATTTAAAATGTCTTCCAAAGCTTGTTGACAGGTAGCAAACTTATGTCTGCAATCCATTAAGAAATTAGCTACTAAATCAAAGAAAATATGTTTAGCATAAACTATTGTAGTATCTAAATTTTCTAATACTCTATATATTCTAAAAGGTTGCTCTCCATTTGGTGTTGATGCTTTTATAATATTATCCTTAACTAAATATTTACTCTTATTATCATCTGTTGGATATTCTAATTCTAAGTTATAAAGTCCATTCATAACTTCCTCAACTTCACATCTATAACAATCTTCTAATATAGCAAGTCCATTACTAACAAACTTAATCTCTTTAGAATCATAAATTGTTATATATGTTTCTTTTTCAGCATCATCTACTTTTATGAATACTTCCTTACTTGGTCTTTTAGTTGATATAAATAATTCTTTAATTATTTTATTCTTAGTTTTTCCAACATTTATAGTTAGTTCTTTAGTTACCATAATCAAACACCTACATTTTACTTGTTATGGTTATAATACACTCACCTTCACCGACTGCAACGATTTTCCCAGTTTCATCTACAGTGCATACATCTGGATTGCTAGAACTAAAAGTACATATTTGTGGAGCTTCTGGTGGACTTATAGAAATTGCTTCACCAACATTCCATACCATTCCTTTTTGCATATTTCTCATATCCCCACCATCTATACTAATTTCTGTAGCTTCTACATTTTTAGGGAATTTTATAGTATTACCTTGTTTTATATCTGAATTTGTATAAATTACTGAATAATCATAATACTTAATATATTCTGAGCCTGTGTACTGAGATATCCATTCTTTTTTATCATCATCATAAATATGATAAGTTTTTGTCATATAAAATCCACTTAAATCATCATAAGTAAAACACCTATAACCATATCTTATTGGCTTATCATCACTAATTATACTTAATTTTTTAGTTTGATATCCTCTAAATATACAATAAAAAGGATGTAATCCTTCAGGTAATTTAGGCAAATAACTTAATGACATTATAAACACCTCCAATTTGGTTTAATTATTATTTTTTCTATACTTCCACTAAAGTTTATATTGTTATTCTCTCTTATTAATTTGGGAAATTCACCATGCATTTTATAATTTAAATTGTCATTTTCCTTATAACATTCTTTAAGTATTGAATCTATGATTATATTTCCATCTATTTTCTCCAACTGAATCTTTTTATTATTTATATTTAAATCTATATCTCCAGTTCCTATAACTTTTACTACTGGTTTACTCTCTATTACTAACGGTGGTGATATTATTTTAGTTGAATTAGTTATCTCGATCTCATTATTATCTATGTAATATTTATAAGGATCACATACAAAAGTAACTATAAATTTCCCTATTACCTTTAAGCTTCTCTCTATATCCTTGCACTCTATCTTCTTAACTTTATAATAAAACTTGTCATTATCTGAAAATATAAGTTTATTATCATTTATGTTATAAAGCCAATTTGCTATCTCTGCTCCTTTATTTATAAAATCATTTTCTCCTGAAATAAAATTAAGACTTACTGATATTTTAATATCATTGTAAGTCTTATAATCTCTTGTTAAACTTCCATCTCTACCTTTTAAACTTTTAAGCTCTATATTTCTTTCAGGAATAGGAATATTAGGTCTTTTTACTACCTGTATTCCTAAATCAGTATTCTTTTTATTATTGAATATAAAATAAAACACCTAATCCTCCTTTCTAAATTCTAGCTAGTTCCTCATTAACCAATGGAGCTATTATTCTAGCTAGTCTTCTTCCATCAATTTTTATATCACTTATATGCTCTACCTGTGAAAGAGCTATAATTAATTTTTCTACTATTCTATCAACAATAACTTCAATATTATTCTTATTTCCTGAGCCAATTACTTTTTTTACTGAGTTAGTAACTAATGAATCTAATTTACTTAATGGAATTACAGCTTCATGTTCTTTTCCTTCTCCTACTAAAGCCATAGTCGCTTTGGTTACTATTCCCCCTTCTGCTAAAGCTGGTATTTGTGGAATATGAACTCCAAAATGTTTTCCACCTAAGCCTGGTACCCAATCAGGTATATCAAAACTTAATTTATTAACTCCCCTAATCGCCATATTAATCCCACTTATTGCAGCATTAATTGGAGATTTAATAATTGCTCCCATAGTTCCAAAAATAGACTTAACTACATTTGCTAAGCCTTGAAATGCCATTCTCCAATTTCCTGTAAATACACCTTTAAAGAAAGTTATTAATCCATTAAATACACCTTTAACACCATTTATTATAGATTTTGTTTGATTTAAGAAAGAATTAATAGGAACACCTAACAAACCAAATGTTTGTGTCCAATCCCTACTAAATACACCTTTAAAGAAACTAGAAAATCCAGAAAATATAGATTTTATAGAACTCCAAACAGAATTTACTCCATTTCTAAACCATTCACACTTTGTATATAGAGTTATAAAAGTTGTAGCTAATGCTACTAATAATGTTATTACAATTCCTATTGGATTCATTGATAAAGCTAAATTCAAAGCTTTTTGTGCTACTGTCATTGCCTTAGTTGCCGTTGTTACCGCAATCTGTGCTACTTTATAAGCTAACATCTTTGTTTTATTAGCTACCCATATAGCTCCATTTTTAATAGCTTCTGCACTATTTATTATTATGGCCTTTGTAAAATTAGCCATTGTTTTTATTCCATTTAATAATCCTTTTCCTAAAGCAACTAATCCTTTTCCCGAACTTTTTATAAGTTCTAAAGTAAATTTACCTAATGATTTTGTAACATTAACTATTCCTTTTCCAAAGTTCTTTATACCTTGTGTAGTAGTTGTTATAAGATTTTTACTAAAACTTCCTATACTCTTAATCCCATTTGTAATTCCTTTTTTAAATATACCTAAAGCATTAGTACCATTTTTAATACCATTTGCAAAATTCTTTATAGCTCCTACACCATTTTTAGTAGTCTTAATCATATTTTTAGTAAATTCTATGTTACTTTTTATTCCTGTAGCTAATTTACTAAAACCACTTAATAATAAATTAGCTCCGACAAAAGATGCTCCAAAGCCAACTACCAATTTCTTTTGTCCTAAAGACATTTTATTAAATAAAGTAGTAACTTTACTTAATCCTTGTGCTGCTAAGGATACAAATGGAGCTATAACATCTCCAAATCCTATTAAAGCATTTTTCCCTTGATTTAAAGCTGCTGTTAAAGAGTATTGAGTTGTACTACTCATTTTTTTAAATGCTTTTTCTGTAGCACCTGAACTATCATTCATCTGCTTTAACATATTATTAAAATCTTTACCACCATTTTCACTTAATAGTAATGCTGCCTTACCAGCCTCTGCACTACCAAACATATCTGATAATGATTTTTTATTTTTCTTAGCATATTCATCCATGCTATTTAAAACATCTCCAACACTCTTACCGTTTTTTATAAGTTCAGGAAATGTCTTTCCAGTTGCACTTTGCAAAGCCTTACTTGCTACGGTTCCACTTTTACCCAATTCGTTAAGCATAGAGTTCATATAAGTAGTAGTTTCTGCACTTTTAACACCTTTAGCAGTCATTATTGCATAACCACTAGCAACTTGACTTAAATTTACGCCTAAAGACTTTGCAGTAGGTATAACCTTACCCATATCAGAAGATAATTCTCCAACTGTAACTTTACCTAAGTTTTGAGTTTGAATAAGAGTATCACTTACTTTAGTTACCTCACTTGCTTTCATTCCATATGAGTTTAATATTGTAGTCAGAATATCCAAAGATTGTCCTGCTTCTGCAAATCCTGCCTTAGCTAACTTAGTTGAGTTACTAACAAAGTTAACTGCATCACCAGTTTTTTGTCCAGCTGATATAGCATCATATACGTTATTAGCTATTTCATCAGAACTTATTCCAGTTTGATTAGACAAATTCATTATTCCAGCCTTTAAATCATCCAAAGGAACTTCTGTGTCATCTGCTATTGTACTTACTTTTGCCATACTTTCTTCAAAGCCTATACTTGCCATTGCTGCCGCAGTTCCAAATCCAGTTATAGCAACACTAGCTGGTTTCATTTTATCAGATATTTTTTCAGCTTTCTCTCCAGCTTTTCCTATTCCTTCTGAAAATTTATCTAACTTACTTTTTTCTAATTCTTTATTTACATCTTTAAGTGCTTTCTCATTTTCTAATAATGCTTTTTTACTATTATTAAGCTTAGTTTCTGCATTATTTAATTTAGAAATATTACTTTCTATAGCCTTATCATTTTTAGCATAATCCTCTTTTAATTCTTTAAGTTCTTTAGCTAATTCTTTAGATTCCTTACTGCTTTTGCCAGTTGCTTCTACACTTTCTTTATACTTCTTATTAGTAAGTTCAATCTTATCTGCTAGTTCCTTCTGTGTAGATTTTTGCTTATCCAAATCACTATTTAACTTTTTAAGATAGTTTCCTTGGGCTTCAATCATTTTATTTTGAATTTTAATTTTAGAAGTTAATTCTGATTGTCTACTTTTAAGTAAATCCGTTTGATTTCCAAAAAGTTTAGCCTGTGTATTAGCTAAATTATAGCTACTACTTACTTTCTTTAATTCTTGAGCCATCTGTTTCATTTGTTTTTGAAAATCACTAGAATTAGCTCCTATTTTAATATTTGCAGCCATATCATTCCTCCTTTCTAAATTTCTTCTGAGGTCTGAATGTTTTCTCTATTTTTCAATTCAAAATCTAAATAATCAAGTAACTCATAAATATCAATTTCATAGGATTCCTTTATATTCATGTTTAATTCATCCTTAGCCAATTTAAAAATTATATTTAAAATATTAAGATAACTATCATAAATATCTTTTTCTATTTCCTCATTTTCTTCTAAAGCGTTATACCCATACTCTTCATCATAATCATCAAATGCACTTTCTTCTTTTTCTTCTTGATCTATATTTAAAACATTTAAAATTCTTTCATTTATATTTTCTATATACTTTTTTATTAATAAATAGATATATATAATATCTAAAACATCTTCTTTCTCTAATTGTTCTTCTGTAAGCTTATTATCAAAAAATACTAATAATAGCTTATATATATTTATAAATTCATCTTCACTTTTATTTAATTTCTTTAGTATTCCTAAAGACTCCTTGTATTTTCTACAATTAAAATTAAATGTTCTTTGGCAAGAAATAGATATATCATATAAATCTACTTCTTGCCCTTTGTAAAAGCTTCATTTACTTTCTTTACCTTTTTATCAAGTTTCTCCATAATACTAAAATCTATTGATGTAAAATTAAATATTATGTCAGCTACATCCATATCATCATTTATATCATCTTCGGTAAATTGATTATCAAATATCTTTACAAGAACACTAACCATATTATCTAAATCTTCTTCATTGTATGACTTTCCGTCTTCTTGTTTAGATAAAATCTTATCTCTTAACTCTGAATAAGCTTTATATTTACTTCTTACTAACTTTCCTGAATCATACTCTTTATTCTTAACTGTTATCTTCATATAATCACCCTTTTAAAATTATTGTTTTTCTTTTACTTCACTTAAACTTTCTTCTTGTGATTTAGTAGCTTTAACTAACTCTGGAACTTTTGAAAACCAATTCTCAATAGCACTTTTAGCATCTTTATGCTCGTCTAGTAAGTAAGTTTCATCTACTTCTATTTTATAATTACCATCTTTATCTCTAGCATAGAATGTCCCTTTCATCTTAGAAGTCTGTGTCTTTACTTTTTCCTGCTCTGTTTCAAAATTCTCTGTCCATCCCTCATTAAATTTACCACAGTAGTGCCATATAAATTCATATTTACCATTTGTATTTTTAGATCTCCATCCTATAGCCACTTCTGGAGTTTTATCATCCTTGTTATAAACTAAAAAACCATTCTCATATAAAGCTCCTCTAACCATTGACTTATCTTCTGGTGAAAGTTTATTTACATCAAACTCTATTTCTGTGCTTACATAACTCTCAATTACCTCTTCTACTCCATCATCTGAATAAGTTTTTTCAACATTCTTCTTAACGGTTTCTTTTACACTTATTGAACGCCCTAATTTTATAGGAGTCTCTGTAGCATAATTTGATGCATCATTTTTAGTTACTAAAGCTATATGTATATCCTTTAATGCTTTTCTTCTTGTTTTTACTACTAATGACATATTTCTCAAAATCCTTTCTTTTTATACTTCTTCCAAATAAGTGAATCTTAATCCTTTATGATATATTTTAGTATCGCTTTCAAATAAATCTTGTCCACTTGTAAATTTAAATCCATTTTCTTTTAATAATTTTCTAACTTGCTTTTTTAAATTATAAGATTCTATAGAATCTTTGCTCCAAATATCTACTTGTATATTGTGTTCTAATTCACTTGCTTCATCATCTTGAAAACTTTCTTCTGATTCAAGATATTCATGTACGGTTATATGAGTTTTATTTAATTCGTTGTCATACCATCCTTCTATAACCATAATATTTAAAGGTTCTAATGTTTCACTTACTAAGGCTATAATATCAACCTCCAACTTATCACCTCTAATCTTCTAATTTTTTCACTAATTTTTCATAATGCTTTAAAGCAATATTACTATATTGTTTTCTTAATAGTTTATTAACTACTCCAAAAGAGTGGTGTGGTGGTCTTTTTGATGTTCCCCATTCTTCCATCTTCATATAGAAATACGGTGTATTATCTGATTTCTCCCATCCTACAATACATTGAAGCTTTCCTTTCTTTTTACTTATCTTCGGCTTAGGAATATTATCTGATGCATGGCCATTAGGTCTACTACCTTTTCTTCCACTCTTACTATTATCTTTGCTTTTATGAATTAATGGCTTTACAGTTTCATAAGCTAAATCACCACATTCTTTAAGCACCTTTTTATCAGTAGTTTCTAATTGATTTTCAGTAGCTAAACTTTCACAAGTTTTTATAAGTTCATCTAAACCTTCAAACTCAATTTCCCACCCACTCATTTATAAAACCTCATTACATTTTAACTTTATAAATTTCTTATTATATCCTAGGAAATCAGCTTGATATATACTATACTTTCTTCCTTGCCATTCAATAAAAAAATCCTTTTTATTTCTTAACTCTTCTAACTTTCTACAGTACCTAACTTTGAATACAACTGTATTCTCTAACTTCATAGACATAGCTTCATATAGTTCCTTTCCATATAAGTCCAACACTTCAGACCAACATGGATAAAATTCAATCGGCTCTTCTTTTTGTCTTCTACCATTAACTACTTTTATAACTTCTTTTTTTATTAAAATTCTATTATTTAATCTATCCATTTTTGTCACCACAATATTTCAACTGAACTAATATAGAATTTAATGAAAATTCTAATTTCTTAGTTGTACTTCCAATAGCTACACTATCTCTGTTATCATACCAATGTTTAACAAGTAAACTTATAGCTAGTTTATATAGTGATTTAGAGTAATCTTTTTTTATACCTGCATTTAATAAATATTCCTCTGCTGCATAAATAAGAGTTTGAAGAAGAATATCATCTTCCTCAAAATCAACTCTTAAATATTCTTTTATTTCTTTTAATTCCATAAATTAAAAGCTACTCTATTATTGAGTAGCTTCTCCTGCTTCAACCTTATCTTTATTTTTAGGTGTAACTACTGTATCACCTATTTTTATAATTACTCCAAATTTTCTTATTTTTTCAGAATCAGTTGCTTTATCTAGTGGTGCTTCAACATCAAATCTTTCTATTATTCTTGCAATAGTTTGATTCTTAGTATATCCTGCTTCTTTTGATTGATCTATAAGATATTGCTTTCTATCTAAAAACTTAATTAATGTTTTTAAGTCTACTATCATAAACTTAGTTTCTTCTCCAGTATCAAATATTGTTTCTTCTAATTCAATAACTGGTCTCCCTTTAAATATTAGCTCTCCTCCATCTGATAATTCTTTTAATAATGGTCTACCTTGCTTATCCATTAATCCATCTAAATATCCTCTTCCCTCTGAATTAGTAACAATAACTGCTCTTTGTCTAGCATTAGGAGCTAATGAATTAATTGCTTTAACTAACCCTTGATAATCTCCTACAACTTCTTCTGATAATAAACCCTTAGCTTTATTTACTATCTCTGAATTTTCTGTATTAACTGAGAACTCTGCAAACTCTTCATTTACAAATTCTAAGAAGTTTATTTCACTATCTTCTAACAATGAATTATCTATTGGTGCAAGTAATCCATAATCATCTATATCGTAAGTCATAGGTTTTGTATTTAACATAGCCTTAACTAATTCTTTATCTGTTTCTAAGTTTGCAAGTTTAGTAACTGTTGACCCTGCTCTTACTGGTAACTTTCCCGTGTTTCTAGCTACTGGTATTACATGACAATATCCTTTTAAAGATGGATAACCTTCCTTTAACTTTTCAAATTCATTAACAAACTCTTGTGGTATTACTGCTCCGTTATTAGATGATGACATCACATCTCTTTCTTCTTCATTTAAAGCCATACCTCTTACAACTTTACTCATACCACTTATTTGAAGGCTTCTCTTTTCTTCCTTTGAAGTTTCTCCTCCTAAAGTTCTTCCAACAGATAGACTTCCATTACTTCTTTCTTCTTCAATGGCTTCCATAACTGATTCTATTTCTTCTTCAATTATTTCCATTCTAGCTTCTATCTTTTCTCTTTCCAAAGCTTTACTTCTAGCTTCATCTTCATTTCCTTCTTTAGCTAATGATCTAACCTCATCTATAACACCACTTCTTTTCTCTTCTAACTCTTTTTTCTTTGCTCTTAATTCCTTTAATCTTTCAAATAAATTCATTCCTAAAATTCCTCCTAAATTTAAGTAATAAAAAAAGAGCCTTAACAATACATAAGCTCTAATAAATTACTTCTCTTTTCTTCTTTTTTCTTTACACTTGTTTTTATTTTTTCTAAACTTCTGCAATCTACCTCAGTATCTTCATAAGCAGGAAATGGCGTTGGTGATATTTCATATAACTCAACTTCTAATAAAGTTCTCTTCATTATTTCTTCACCATCTTTTTCAACCTTACTCCACTTATCATCAAGTACCTTGAATCCAAAGGAAGTACCATCAACATCCCCACGCTTTACACTTTCATATAAATCATTAGCAACTGTTGTATTAGGTAAATCAATATCAAACCTTAATCCTACTGAATCACTTTCTAGTCTTAAGGTACCACTCTTTGTTGAACCTAATATATTATCAGTATTATGATTATATAAAGCTTTTATAGTATTGTTTCTTAAGCTATTATCAAAAGCTCCCTCAGCAACAACTTCTACAAACTTATCTCCCCACCAATCTCTTAATACTTGTGATTCCACATTATACTTTGATGCATAACCTGATATTGTTTTAACTCCACTTTCTTCATTTGACCTTGCTTCAAAATTAGAAATAAAGTGTCTTACTTCTCTCTTAACTTCCTTATGCTCCACTATTATCACCACCTTTCAAATATTGCTTTCCTGCCATAATTATTGGAATCATATTACCATTTGCAAGTAGTTCATCCCCTCCTTCTTTAGCAGGTAAATTTTCTTTTTTCCTTACCTCATTAGGAGATAAGAAACCACTTTGAATACCTATTCTATAAGATTCATATCTAGTTTTTATATCACTCCTTAAAATAGTATCAACATTAAATTCTACTCTTACATCTTTTAAAGTTTCATATTGGCTAAATAACTTATCCTGCATCTCTTGCTCATAATTAGTAAGAGATGGTTGAAGTGTTGTTATATAAAAATCTTTCTGTTGCTCTGTAAGATTATTAAATGTTGCTCTCTCTAAATCGTTTAGATGATATGACTTCATGCCAAATGCTGCTGCAATTTCTCTCTTAGTTAGCTTTGAATTTTCTAAGAATTGAGCATCAGCCATACTTAATGATAAAGGTTGAAACTGATAACCTAAAGGAAGTAATGAAACTGAATGAGCATTCTCTAATCCATTACTCATTGATTCAAACTCTTTTCTAAAAGTTCTTTTAGCTTTTTCATCTAAATCTCCAACATATTGAATTACACCTTTTGTACTAAGTCCATTTTTAAAGAATTTATTTACAAACTCCTGAGTTGATCTTCCATTTTCAACAGTACATTTTAAATATTCTAATGGAGCTATTCCAATCAATCCATCTAAAGTAATATCTCCAATGAAGTGTAATATTTCATCTGAATATAGTTTATGCTTTATCCCTCTATTATCAGTTACTACATACCAGACTTTACTTAAGCTACTTAAGAAATTATTATCATCAATTACTTTTGTAACATTATCTGAATCAACAGGATATATTCCTGTAACTTGTCCCTTTTTATTTCTTTCTATATACGCATATGCATTTCCCTTTAAAGTCCTTTGGGCTTCTATACACTTCCAAAAATTAATTGAGTTCATTAATGGATTAGGTTTATACTTCAAAAGATAATAAAGTTCATGCTCTTTATATTCTTCTCTTTCCTTATAAACTTTTAAAGATAATTTACCTATACTTTCTGCTCTAATTTTCGTACATATATAAACTGTATTTTCTTTTAAAGCTTTTTTACCTGATATTGAAAATCCTAATTTTATACCAAACTTCTCCCAAAAGTTAGAATCTGATAAACTCACTCCAATATCTTCATCATAATTACTTCTTTTACTAAACAAATTTTTTAAAAATTTCATCTATCCTCTCCCCCATAATTTCTTTAAGAAATCTTCTTCTGCAAATTCACTCACATCTAAGTTTTCTCTATTCCAATATGTCATAGCTCTATTATGAGCAAATATACTAGAAGCTAATGGGTCAATTCTTTTGAATCTACTCTTCTTACTTATTTTTATTTCTCCAAAAGAGTTAGTATCAGTCTCTGCATTTTGAACACACCAAGTCATAAGTTTATTATCATCATGAACTATTTGCTTAACTTTCATTAAATCTCTAAAGCTTACAGTAGCTTCATTTAATTTTGCACAACTTTGTCCACATTGTACACATATATAGCCTATTCTTTCTAATTCACTAACTAACATTGCAGCTCCATGAGGGTCATAGCTTATTTCAATAACATTTAAATCATATTCTTTAACAATACTTTGTATAGTATTTAAAACTGACCAAAAATCTACTATCAAACCATCATTAGCTTCTGTCTTTATTAACCAACCTTTCTTACTCCATAATTCATATGGTACATTATCAGTTATCATTTTTTCATTAACAACCTCTGATGGTATAAATGATTGTCCAAAGAAAGCATATTTTCTAACATCCCCATCTAAATAAGGAAACTCAAAAGCAATTGAAGTTAAATCTCCTGACTTTGATAAATCTATTCCAATATAACAATCATGTCCTCTGAAATTCTCTAAGGTTATGTCCTCTTTACAAGCTTTCCAGTATTCAACATCAACATATCTTTTTTCACCTGCTGCAACGTATATATTACAATTTTTAGTAAAGAACTCTATTCTTTTCTTTTCATTACTTGTATTCTTAGCTAATTTAGCATTTTCCCTCATGCTTTCTATTCCTTCAGGATAAGTGCATAAGATTGGATTAGCCTTTAACCAAACTTCTTCATCAAAAGGATCATCTTCTTTTTCTAGTTCACAAATCATTACAAAGTATTTATCATTTTCAAAAGTACCATCTAATATTGAGCAACAATCTAAATATTCATAATAACAAGCAGTTTCTTCATAATCCATTCCTGCAGTAGTTATTATTACTAATAAAGGTTCTGTTCTTGCCATCATACCTGATTTCATAACATCATACATATCTGAATTTGGATGTGCATGGTATTCATCTATAATAGCCATTTGTGGATTCTTACCATCACCAGTTTTACCAGCTTTCTTACTTAGATGTTTTATAAAACTATTACTTTTCTTATGTCTTATCTCCTTTTGAGTAAACTTAAACTTTTTCTTTAATGGTTTAGAAGTCATTAGCTCCCATTCATCAAAAACAATTTTAGCTTGATCTCTTTCAACTCCTAAGGTGTAAACCTCTGCTGCATTATATCCTTTTGCTCCTACTTCATAGCCTGACATACCTGCTTCTAATTGAGATTTTGCATTCTTTCTCCCTACTTGAATAAACGCAAACCTAAACCTTCTATAACCTGTGTCTTTATGCTTCCAAGCTTCTATATTACAAACTACAAACTTAGCCCATGAATTTAATACTATTGGTTGTCCTTCTAATACTCCTTTTGAATGCTTACAGTAGCTATACCACTTAACTATTCTCTGAGCTTCTTTTTCATCCCAGTAATAGTCATAATCTTCATGCTCCATATTTTCTAAATCATTTAGAAATCTCTGACAAGCTTGTTTATGTCTTTTACAAGCAATAATTTCACCATTTAGTATTTTATTAGAATAATCAATAAGCTCTTCAAGAACTGTATTATACATTTCCAAAATCCTCATTAAATTCTTTTTCTTCTTCATCTAGTTCTTCTGCTTCTTGAATAATTTTTAGTCTTGCTGCTGGACTTAACCCAAACTCTGCACTTAACTTTTTAATAACATCAGCATATTGAATTTGAATAGAAATCAAAGGATTCTTTTGAGTAGTTTCAAATCCTCTTTTATTAATATGTGTTACTGTAAGCTCATCACAATTTAATCTTCTAGTACACTCTATATACTTTTCTAAAGAGTTTGCTAGAATAGCTAAATTATAATTATCAATATTAGCAAGTATATCTACTGCATCTAGCTCTTTAACAATTTTCTTAAAAATACTTTTCCCCTCTTTAGATAACCATGTTGGTGGTCTTATCTTATCCTTTGGTAATCTTTTTAATTTTTCTTCTTGCTCTTGTCTTTTTTCAATTTCTTCATTAGTCAAATGACTCCTATTTCCATTTGCAAGAATTTGAGAAACTGAAATCATCTTTCTTCCCAAAACTTAAAATACCCCCTTTCACTTCAAAAACCGAAAAAATTTTTTCTGACATAGGTACTGCGACCTTTTGAACTTTCTTAAAAACTTTTTATACACCCCCTACCTTTTAGGAATTAGTTTAAATAACTCTTCCTGAGTATTTCTTTTAGTAACCATACCTTTTCTATACTTAGTATGTATGTCTTGATGACATGAATTACATAAAGAAAGCAGGTTACTTGTCCTTAATTCAAGCTCCCTGCTTTCCTTTAACTCTATTATGTGATGTACAACATCAGCAATTCTTATTCTATTCTTACTTAAACAAACTTTACATAAACCTAAATCTCTAGCAATAATATTAGTTCTAACTATATGCCATTCTTTAGAATTATAAAAAGCTTGTTCACTTTTATCTTTCCTTCTAACCTTATAGCTCTTATGTCTATCCTTATTATTAAATGAATGCTTACTACAATAAGTTTCATTTAATTTTATAAGGTTATTACACCCACTATAATTGCAAACTTTTTTAGACATTTATTATTCACTTGCCTTTTCCAAAAACTTCAATAATTTATTGTATTCATCTACCAAAAATTCTTCTCCAACGTTTTTTCCATATTCATCTATAACGCCATTAATTGCATTTTCTAAATCCTTTCCTATTAATTTCCCTTCTTGAAACTCTTTTTTAATAGACTCAACACTATCAAATATTCTTCTTTTTAATACTATAAGTTCACTTTTAAAATTATTAACTATTAATTTATTTAAAATCTCCTCAGGATTACTACTTTTATCTAAACAAAGCCCTTTCATTTTTTCATGATTTGTGTATAATTTAATGAATATATTTATCATATCTTTTTTATTATCATGTTCTAATTTACTAATAAATTCATAAAATTTTTCTCTTACACTATCTGCCATAAAATAAATATTATTAAATGTCATAAATATATCACAAAAATAATCAAAGTCATTAGCCTCTAAAGAAAGTTCAAAAGTTTTATTCCGAACTGCGTTTTTAGCACATATTTCAATTGAATCTAAATATGCTTCTATTTCAGATTTAACTATAAAAGCTTGAGTCTTTAAATATTTTTCTTCCTCATTCTCTTTATCTGAAATATTTCTATTTAAAGTTAATACAACTCCAAGCATAGTAAATATTCCACCTATTAATGCTCCAGCTAAAGAAATAGATGAAATTATATAATCTTTTAACTGAAACTGTCCATCAACATAAAAGAACAAAGAGCTAAAAGATATAATAGCTATAAACAGTCCTAAAGAAGCGCCTATTATACAAGCTAAAGTTTTCATATTTTCCTTTTTTTTATTCATTTTACCACCTCAATATTTAATTATATATTATTGCAACATTACTCTCAATAACTTGCAAATAATACCCCATAATACATATTGTGTGGTTTAAATGAATTATCTTTAAAGCTTTATGAAATCTTAGTTTAGAGGTAGTTTTAAAATTTAATGCCACCTTATTCTTTTATGTCCTATTTAATAGATTTTAAAACCTTTAATCATTCTGTTTATATGGCTCTGTTCAACCCCTATATAATGTAAAGTTATTGAAGGGTCAGAATGATTAAATATCTTTTGGAGTGTAACAACGTCCTTATATTGCATATAAAAATGATATCCAAAAGTCTTTCTTAAAGTGTGAGTTCCTAAGTTATAAAGTCCTAAAGTTTCTCCTGCATCTCTTAAGATAGTGTAAGCTTGTTTTCTTCCAATAGGTCTGTTATAACCTTTTTTTGACTTTATAAGAAATTGATCTAAATCTTTTTCATCACAATATTTTTTTATTTCTCTTTTTAATATTGGTGTCATTGGAAATATCTTTTGCTTTCCAGTTTTCTTTTCTCTAATAGAAATGTAATCTTTTCCTTTAACATCTCTAATTCTAAGACTTAAAATATCACTTATCCTTAATCCTGAATTAATACCTAGTATGAACATAATATAATTTCTTTCACTATACTTTCTTAAGTAATTAGCAATCTCATGTACCTTGTTTGAATCTCTTATTGGTTCTACATAATTCACTTTTGTCTTAATGCTCCATTTACTCTTTTATAGCTACTATGTTTCATACATTCATCAATCCCTTGACAAGGATCATAAATAACTACTTCTTCTTGACACTTTCCTTTTTGATATTTACTACATAATGGTGAGAAAAATGAACATGCACATTTAAGTCTGTTCCCTTCCCACAACATATACATAGGTAACTTTCTCTTTTCCATTTATCTCACCTCTTTTTTTTACAAAGTAAAAAGAGCCAACTATAAAGTTAGCTCTTCTAAAGTTTAAGTGGTTATTCATTTGATACTATTATATTAACGCATATAAAGTTAGCTATTCAACCACATAATAGTTAGAGTTTAGTCAGAAATTAGTTAGACTTTTTAAATTCATCATATCTAACTCTATTTTCTTAATTATTTTTGATTTTTTGCATATAAGATATTTAGGATTCATTCCTAACCTTTCAGCAATACTCTCCATATTCATTCCCCTAAAGTAATATGATGTGATTATCTCATACTCAACTTCATCTAAACATGATATTAAGTTTTCTATTTTCTTTATCCTCAACTCCTTATTTCTTTTTAAGTATTTAAGAAACTGTATTCTATTTTCTTTTGATAAAACTTCATTTTCTACTGGTGATGTTATTTTATAAGTTGTTCCAGTTCTTTCTGAATATTGTAATGCTCCGCATCCTTGATACTCATTTTCTACAGTTGCAATTTCTAATTCCAAAGCTCTTATTTCTCTTACTGTTTCTTTATAACTCTTTAATAATCCTTCTACATCATCCTTAAACTTAATCATATTACCTATCATTTGAATACCTCACTTTAACTTTTTTTATTTATACTAACTAGGTTGTACAATATATAGCTTTTGTAAAGGAATTTTCACATCCTTTCATAATAACTTATATCCTAGCCAGTAAAAATCTTATTTAATAAATTTATAACTTCATAACAAGTTGTTTGGCTTCACAGAATAATCTTGGCTCAACTAATGAATATTTTTTTCTTATTTTCATATCTTCACGCCTAAATCTCTCTTCTATATCAGCTAATCTTGTTCCATCTGCTTTAAATGCTATAGGACTATCCTTATCCATACAAAGCATTTTCTTCCATAACATAGGATAATGATTTCTCAAACTTCTTAAGCTATTTAAACTTTGCTTAGGGCATAAATAACACCCTAACCTTTCAAACTTCCAATACATAGGATTTTTAAATCCTTTTAGTTTTATATAATTTAAGCAATCATCCTCTGTCATTTTCAACTCATATAGTGGAGCTATGCAGTTTTTAGGAAGTCTTTTATATCTCTTTGGCTCATCATAAGCTATTCCAACATATCTTTTATGCTCACCAATTTCTCTAAAATATTTATTTAATGGCTTCATTTTTAATCTGCTATTACACCAAGCTCCTAACATAAAAGGCCATCCCCATCTCTGTCCTTTTCTTTTTCCAGTAGTATTAACTGTATAAAAATAATCTTCAAAACTCTTTTCTGATTTAATCCAATCAAATTTTATGCTAGGCTTAAGCTCTTTAAATTTTCTTTCTGCTATTTTAACAATATTAATTTGTTCTCCAAATTCTAATCCAGTATCACAGAAAACTATTCTATCTAAAGGTAGTCCCAATTCAATTATCTTTAATATCATAGCAGTACTATCTTTTCCTCCACTAAAACTAGCTATATATTGCATAATAACCACTCCTAAATAAATTTGATTTGCCCCACAACATTTACATTTAATGCTTTTATGTCAACTAATCTATAATATTTATTAGAACCAATCTTTTCTTTTGCTTCTATTAATCCTAACTTTTCTAAATCCTTAAATACTCTATTTACATTTTGCTTTTTAATATCAAGCAACTTACTAATATCTGATTGAGAATAATCTCCTACCATAAGTAAAAGTAAAATCTTATAATGATATTTTCCTAATTCTTTAATATTTGCTATATGCTCAAAATATTTTTTATCCATATTTATCGAGTAATCAAATAACATTACAATAGTAATAATATTTGATTACTCTTAACCACTTTACCTAGAATGGAATATCTCCATCATCAACTGGTATCATATCATCATTGAAATTATCATTATTTACTTTACTATCACTTGAATCAATAAAATCAAATCCATCAACTACTACATAAGTTGTATATCTTCTTGTCCCATCTTGTGCATCATAACTTCCAGTTCTAATACTTCCTGATATACTAAATCTTTTACCTTTAGTTAAATACTGAGCTATAACTTCTGCTCTCTTAGAATAAGCTATACAATTTATAAAATCAGCTTCTTGTGTTCCATCTTCTTTTTTGTAATCTCTATTTACTGCTAATGTGAACCTTGTTACTGCTGTTCCTTTATTAGCAGTAAATCTTAATTCAGGATCTTTAGTTAATCTCCCAACTAAAACAACTTTATTCACTTAAATCATCCTCTCCATTCATAATACTTTCTATTATTTCTTCCCCTTGCTATGGCAATAGCATTAAATTTGTATTTATCATATTCTAGTTCTTTTGCCTTACGCTTCTTTTTTAAGTCATTAACATATCTAGCAACAAATTCTTCTTTACTTAGTTTCATATTAATCACTCCTAAAATTCTGATAATCTTTGAGTTGGTAAATTATAATTCAGCTCAACTACTCCAGTTCTACCATTTCTACACTTGGCAAAGTTTATTTCTAAAACATCATCTACAATATCTTCTTTATCTTCTCTTGCTCTATAATAGCCATCCCTATAAAGAAGTCCTATTACATCAGCATCTTCTTCAATACTTCCAGTATCTCTTAAGTCTGATAGTATTGGTCTATGGTCTGCTCTTTGCTCTGATGCCCTTGAAAGTTGACATAATGCTACCATTGCCACATTTAACTCTTTAGCCATAGCCTTTAATGAATTTGATATATAGCTTGATTGCTCATATTTACTTCCCTTTGTTGTTGGTCTTATTTTGCCTATATGATCTACTATGATTACATCTAACCCATGCTTTATTTGAATTTCTTTAGCTATTAATCTTATTTGATTTACTGTTATTGATGCAGGTTCATAAACAAATATGTTATTCTTCCTGCTTAATCTATCAAAAACATTTAATAAGCTATTCATCTCAGCATCATTAAATTTTCCTCTAGCAATCTTTCCATTTTCGATACATGTATTTGAAGCTAATAATCTTTGTCCCATTCCTTCTGTACTCATATCTAACTGAATATAAAGAACCTTGCCTTTTATATTTTCCATAACGGCTAAAGATAAAGCAGTTTTACCCATTGAAGGTCTTGCTCCAAATACAATAAAGTCTTTTTTCTCTAATCCATTTGTTGCATTATCTATTTTTTGAATTCCTGTACTTATTCCAGTTAATCCACTTTTATTATTAAAAGCTTTTTCTATCTTATTTAAAGTTTTCTCCATTACTTCACTCATTGTATAAACTTTATCTTCTCTATCTGATGAATTAAGTTCAAGCAAAGTATTTTGTAATATGTCTACTTTTGATTCAATACTTCCACCATCAGTTATTATACTTTTACAAGCAACAATTAACTTTCTTTCCTTGCTCTTTTCTTTAACTAAGTTTAAATGACTATCAAATGTACCTCTTGATGTGTGATATGATATTTCAGTTAAATCAGATAAGGTGATAGCTTGTGCATTTATTTCTTTGGATAACTTCTCAGCGACTATTGTTAAATCAAAACTTATGTTATCCTTAAACAGCTCCCTCATAGCTCTATATACGATTTTATTTTTAGAGCTATAAAAATCATTGTCTTCTAAAGAACCCATAGCTTTTATCATAAAATCATTATCTTGTATAATAGTTCCTAAAATAGCTTTTTCACTATCAATAGCGTAATTACTCTCCATACTCTCACCTTTAATAATCAAAATTACCTTTCTTTATATTAGAATTGCTTTTGCCTATTTCTTTTGTTCCTACTCCAAAGTCTTGATTTAAATATCCTTCAAACTTATTACCAAATAAAGTTTCAGGCCTTAAATATTTCTCATACTCTGTACCTTTCCATTCAGAAACTTTACTATCTATAACCTTAAAGAACTCTTCCTCATTAAATCCCTCATCTATCCTTGCTTTAATTAAAGATTGTGTCTTTCTAGTTGTAGATTTATATGATTTTCCAGTCTTTGAATTGAGATACTCTATAATTCGACTATATATAATATTATTTGTATCTCTTATAGAAGAATCTTTGTTGGGAAATTTTTGCCCATCCCTTGGGAAATTTTTGCCTAACCCTTGGGAAATTTTTTCCCAAGGTTGATATTCGGTTAATTTGTCTAAATTTGAAGTAACATTTATATACGAAAACTTTCCTTTTACTCCATCTTTTAGATAAAGTAACTTTCTATCTAGCAATTCCTTTTCACAGTAAATTTTCAATCTCATTTTTAACTTTCTTTGAGTACCTATAATAGGTATTTGCTCTAATAAATATCCTTGATCTATCCATATAAAACGTTCTCCATCAATAATTTGAAACTGCATATTTTTACTTGAATACATATCTTTAATTACTGATAATATAAGAGCATCATCATTATCTAATCCTGCTTCTATTAATTTTTTCTGACTAAATCCATGAATTGTGTATTTCATTTTATACACCTCTTTTCTTGCCGAAATTAATCTTCAATGTTAAAATTAACTTGTGAATATTTTTGAGTGCATTGATTGCTTTGGTCGGTATCAGTACACTTCTTTAGAGCTTCTTTATATGACATCCCTTTTAAAGATAGCTCTATTATTTTTTCAATAATTTTATTCATCTCAACTGTATCCATATTTAAACCCTTCTTACGATCATTTCTGCTTCACTTAAAATCTCTAAGAATTTAAGTTGTGATGTTTTCTTTCCAAAACCAAGCCTATTAAATCTGATATCCTCTTCTGCAATACATAAAATAGTTTTAAAATCACAACTTGAATATTTGCTTTTTAATCTTTGAATTGCTTTTAATACCATAATTTCCTCCTATAGCTTGTACAAATTACTTGCATTGTATTATTTCTTTAGCCTTTTCACTTTCAAGCTCTATAGCCTTTTTAGCTAAGAAACTATTAAATCTTTCTATAGCCTCCATAGATGGTTGTTTTAATATTCTTACTTTAGTTGTTCCTATATATCCATCTGTTATAAATATATTTCCATCTTTTATAATTTTCTTTGGAAATAAACTTCTATCCCAATCTTTAGGATCATCTTTTTTTCTTTTTGCCATATTGCCTAATCCTCCACTAAATATTTTTCTGCTATAAGTCTCATTTCTGCTGCTCTCTTTTCTAATTTTGAAAAGAATTTCACTATAACTTCTAACTCTTCTTTTTCTGATACATCAATTACTCCATCTTCAACTATTTTTAATAGAGTCTTCTGAATATTAACACTATCATCTAATGTATTAGCTACTGAAATTGCAAACTTATACAAATTATCAATATTCTCTGATTCAATTATTGGAGTAATTCTCTTACCAATAGGACACTCATTACAACAATAATGATTTAAAAGTTCAGGAGCGTTATATGCTTCTGCCATAATAACAACTTTATCTACTGGAACTACTTTACAAAGGTCTAACTCATAATCAGTCAATGAATCCTTTGAAATTCCTAAAAACTCTGAAGCACCCTCCCTACTTGAAAATTTTGAATTAGATTCAGCAGCCTTTTTTCTTGCAATACAATACACATTATTAGCTGCTTTGGTTGGTTGCTTTGCCATGTATTTTATTCTCCTTTCTTGAGATAATATATTTATACAACATTTTGTTGTTTTAATTTGCAAAAAAAATATCCTCTATTGTTGTTTCAAATAAATTGGAAATTTTATATGCTAAGTCTAAAGAAGGTTTTCTTACTCCTTTTTCTATCATTCCTAAGTAACTTGTTGTAATGCTCAACATACAAGCTATTTCTTTCTGAGTAAGACCTTTTTTAAGTCTTAAAGATAATATTTTATTCTTCATAAGTTCACCCCCAAACAACTTATCGTTGTTTATATTTTTATATTAATCCAACAAATAGTTGTTTGTCAAGTTTTTTTGAACATTTTGTTGTTTTAGGTGAAGTATACAACTTTAAGTTGTATAATTATATTGATAATGAAAGGTGGTTTTTATGTTAAATAATAGATTAAAAAGTTTAAGAAATGAAAAAGGTGTATTACAAAAAGATGTAGCTGAATACTTAAAAATATCTACAAGTGCCTATGGTTTCTATGAGCAAGGAAAAAGAATTCCCGATGTTGAAACTTTAAATAAACTATCTGATTATTATAATGTTTCTATAGACTACCTTTTAGGCAAATCAAGTATTAAAGAATCAGCTGAAGATATTATTAATGATAATAGTTTAACTTTAGCTTTACATAATGATAATGGTATAGATTGTGAGCTTCCAGAAGAAGCAAAAAAAGAAATTGAAGATTTTATTGAATATGTTAAACATAAATATAAAAAATAACTTTTTTACTTTATATATTCATTTGCATCAATATAATTAATATAAATTAAGGAGATTTTTAATGTTATTTTTTAGGAAAAACAAAAATAAACCAATACAAGAAAAAATATCTGAATCTGATTATCTTAACTCTAGATTAAATGAACAAATTGAATATTTTGATAAGAAAAGTATTTCTATGAAAAAAAAATACTTTTCTTTTGAAATAATATCAATTATATTATCATCAGCAATACCTATAGTAACTCTTATAAATCCAAGTCCTCCATCTTATTATGATATAGCAATTGCTATACTAGGCACTTGTACAACCATCATTTCAAGTATAGTTTCTCTAAAATCTTATAATAATGAATGGTTACAGTGTAGATCTGTTTGTGAAAATCTAAAGCATCATAAGTATTTATTCATAAATAATTGTGAGCCGTATAATTTAGATGATAATATTACAAACAAAACTTTACTTGTAAATAATTGTGAAAAGATAATTCTAAGTGATCTAAGTGATTGGAAAACTTATTCTTCATCTAATAACTGATAGGTTTTTTCAAATATATCTGGCTTACAAGGATATTTTTCACCATTTATACCAGTTATTATATAATCTCCTTTTGTAGCTAACATATCACCTTCTAAAGTATGGATTATAATATCTTTATCTGTTTTGTAAGCTTCAATAACAATTGGTTTTTTTATATATTTCTTTTTTTTCATGAAATTGCCTCCAAAAGTTTTAGTTTTATTAATATATTATATAATATAAAAACTCCAAAATGAAAGGATTGATTTTAATGCCACAGTTAAAAAATTATAAAATTTTTGTTAGTCATGCTTGGAAATATGGAGATGATTACACTAGACTAATTAATTTACTTAAATCTGCTAACAATTTTAGTTTTTATGATTATTCTGCCCCAAAGGAAAAACCATTATTCCCTGAAGGGACTCCATTAACAAATAAAAAGATTGCTGATAAAATTACAGATAAAATTGAACCAACTCAAGTTACAATTGTAATTGCTGGAATGTATGCAGCACATAGAGATTGGATGAAATATGAAATTGATGAATCTGTACGAATGGGTAAACCAATTATAGGAGTAAATCCATACGGACAAGCTCAAGGACCTACACCTAAATATGTTTCAGATAATGCTGATATAATGGTTAATTGGTCTACCGACAGTATTGTAGAAGCAATAAGAAAATTTTCAAAATAAAACTATCATTTTGGAGGCTTTAAAACGATAAGATAAATTCTTATCGTTTTTTTATATCTTAAATATATTTTTAATAATAGTTCTCTAAATTAATAAAACACCACTATGCAAACGTACGTTCGACATTTTCATAAATAAATGCTATAATTATCCTATAAATAGATAAAATGGATGGTGGAACTAATGAAAAGTTTAAGTGATATTTATTGTTTAATTGAAGATGAAAACATAGAATTAGAAGAAGTTTATTTTAAGTCATCTAATATCGAAGGTATATATTTTAAAGTATCAGGAATTAATCCTATAATTGGAATACATAAAAAACTACTTGCTGATACTAGAAAATATATATCTGTATTAGCTGAAGAACTTGGTCATCACTTTACTTCTTCAGGAAATTTAACTTCTGAATGTATAACTTATACTGACAAAATTAATAAAAGTAAGCAAGAAAAGAAAGCTAGAATGTGGGCTGCTAACTATTTAATTTCTGACGAAGAAATAATTGGAGCTTTATTACATATATCAGATACTTTAAGTGGATTAGCTCTCCATTTTAATGTTACTGAAGAAATTATAAAATATAAGTTATTATCAATCTACCTAAAGGAAGATAAGTTTAGAATATCTAAATCAATGATTATGGAAGATGAAATAATTTATAATTCTTGTTCTGTTTAATGGAGGTCTATTATGAAAAAAGTTGCTATTTATTCAAGGAAATCTGTTTTAGTTGAAGGATCAGTATCCATAGAAACTCAGATTAATATGTGTAAAGATTATATAAATAATAAATTTCCTAATGCTAAATTTAGAGTTTTTGAAGATGAAGGTTTTTCAGGTGGAAATACTAATAGACCTGCCTTTCAAAAAATGCTTAGAATGGCTCAACTAAATGAAATTGATATAGTTGTTTGTTACAAAGTAGATAGAATTGCTAGAAATACCCTAGACTTCTTAAAAATATTAGAACTATTTAAAGAAAATAATGTTGAGCTTATTTCTATAAGTGAAGGTTTTGACCCAAATACTCAAATGGGAAAAGTTATGTTGACACTATTAGCTAGTTTTGCTGAAATGGAGAGAACCAATATTCAACAAAGAGTAAAAGATAATTTATTATCTATAGCTAAAAAAGGTAAATGGACTGGTGGCTCCCCTCCTACTGGATTTAAAAATGGTTTAAATGGTGGACTTGAATGGAATAAACAAGATATGATTTTAGATGTTTTTAATATGAAATATGAAAAAGAAAAAAACTCTAATATTATTAAATATATAAAAGAAAAATATAATCATAATTTTCTTGGTGGAACTTTAGCTACCACATTAAGAAAACCTATATATGTTAAAAGCTCTCCTTCTGTATCTTTATACTTAAAAACTAAAGGATATATAGTTCAAGGTGATGAAGATAATATACATTCATATCTGACATATACAGATAAAGAAACTAAATATGCTATTGTTAGTGATATAGTTGGGTTAATAGAGCCTTCTGTTTGGATTTCTATAAATAAAGATATGGATAAAAATATATCAAGAGAAGGTAATAGATTTAGCGAAAAATTTTGGCTTACTAAAACAGTTAGATGTAAGTATTGTGGGCAAACATTTTGTGGACAAACCAAAACAACTAAAACCAAACATTATAATAAACATGGTGAAGAAAAAATATATATTTCTACTTATAGCTATTATTCTTGTAGGGATGCTGTTCGTGGTAAATTAAAAACTTGCACGAATACTAAAAGGGTTAAACAAGATATATTAGAATCTAAGGTCTCTGAGCTTATACATTTGCTTAAAGATAAAAAAACATTTAATTCTTCATATTTTTCTAATAAAATAGATAATTCTTCTAAAATAGATACTATAAAAAAGCAAATAAAAAGTATTGATAAAACTATAAATAACCTTACTGATAAAATAGCTCTACTAAGTAATGAAGCTTCACTTATTTTTATATCTAAATTAGAAGAATTAGTAAAAGAAAAATCTATATTGAAAGATAATTTACTACAACTTGAATTACAAGAGCTTAATTCAAATACTAAAAAAGATAGCTCATTAGTTTATAATAATATACTTACATTTAATGATGACCTTAGTGTAGATGACAAAAGAAAAATAGCTATGAGTTTATTTAAAGAAATTATATATGATCCTGAAACTGATTCTTTAGATGTTACTTTCATGTAACATCTATTTTTGTCTAAATAAACATTGTAGAACATCCACCACGAATATATCCAGTATATTTCATTATATCCTTAACTGCTATCATTTCAACCTTCTTTTCTCCAGCTATCTTAGCAGCATTTTTTAAATCTAATTCTTCTGCAACTGGTATAACAAAAACATATAACTCTTTACTTGTTCCTTGAGCTACCAATGTTTTAAATACATTTTTCTCATCTACTCCAATTTTATGAGCTACAGAAATTCCATCTATCTTTCCATCTTCGCTTTCATAACTTAACATTTCATATGAAACCTTTTTAGAATCTAATATTCTCATAGCATTTGTCTTAAGCTTCTTATCTTTTGCCAT